ATATATTATTTAGGTTTTAAGCACAACTTGGTCAGAAGTTGAATCCAGGATGCGGTATCACCTCAGTTACTCCGTATCTAATGAAATCGACCACTTTGCGATTTTGAGACATGCCTGGGCGGCACGTCTTATTGTCACACTTAGAATTACAAATAGGCGGAAACACACGGTAGCACCTCTCACACCTGCCGATCGACTTGGCTCTGCGACGTCTAGCATAGCTTGACTTCCCATTGCCGAGCACGAGGCCAGAGGACCTATTTATTATATGCACACACAAACTCACATCGTACACACCAAAGCTAGCACACACATTAATCAAAGCTAACAAACGCTTCGCCCTATGGTCCCCCATGCCCTGCGTTCCTATGGTTCCTTGCAATCTCGGTCCCCTGCAGCCCTCCAGTGTATTCGGTCTCCAGATTAGCAAACTTCTCGTTCCGATTCGACCGATCAATAGCCAAGCGCTTATGCGCGTTATGCGCGATGTACTCTGCCGGAGTGGGTAGGCGTATGAGCCCCTCGACTGGCTGAATTGCCGCGGCATTAGTAACGTAGTCGAAGGTATCGAAGGCAGCGTACCTAGCGTTGAATGGGAATCCCATAGCCTGCCAGTCAGCTGGCGGTTGCTTGCGGACGAGCATACTGTTCCACACAACGGGCGCGTAAAGACGACACACCCGACGTAAGCCCGACTCTTTCTTCATGATGGCTGCTACGGAATCCACTGGAATGGCTCCCCCAGGAAACTCAATGCTCCCGCTTGGATCTAGGAAGGCGGAACTGCTAACGCTGGCACACATGATAGCCATTTTAAGAATTACTTCAGCGACATACTCTGTTGGTACGCCCATGCCGGCTAGGGCCGATGAAATCTTTGCCATCTCTTCTGTGTTGGCCATGTTGTTCGACACTACGCTCACAGGCATCTTGAAAAGCTCATCAACGGAAAACCGACCATAAGGGTTGGCTGGGTTCCTCCTCATCTCAGGCACTGGCTCTAGAGTCGGTCTTCCAATTTCGAATGATATATTTTGGAGGTTAGAGTTGTAACGGCTCTCATTGAGCGTGTCAATCAACCTAGTTAGCCTTTGCTCAAGTTGGCTCTCATGATTCTCACCCCTTTGTTGCTCCTGCCTACGATTCGGCCTTAATGGACGCTGCTCTGCCGTGGACTCCTCTTCCCCGGTCCCAGTTGTTGATCCCTCGCCTTGTCTCGCCAGAATAGGATTTTCTTTTGGAGGCATATTTCTCTCCTTCAATTCGCACTCAACTCTGTATATCAATTACAAGCCTGAACACCTAAAGGCACACTAAGCACCTTAAGATTCGCTACAGCAGATATGTGCTCCGGTGTCAAATCACAACCAATCAGCCTTATGGACTCCCCTGTTAGGATTATGGTGCACTGCCGAATGACTGCCGGGTAGACGAAATAAAGCGTTATCGCGAAGGTCAGAAGCCCCAAGCAGAAGTTCAGTGCCGTGCTCCACATGTGACGCAGCCTGATTGACGAGTACTCCGCAGCAAGATGATGCAAACTAGTAAGATAATCAAAGGCCAAACAAGCCACTTCGCTACAGTCCCCTGCTCCACGGAATTTAATTTCTTTGGGGAGCAGTAATCCACTGATTTAGTCCCGTCCCTATACTTCCCCCCGTGTGGTAGGCTATGTTGCAAATCACCAACGTGCGGAAGAGTGGCGCGAGTCAAAAGCCCTATGAGCACAGCTGCTGAAAGGCCTATAGCTGCTGCAAGATATGTCTGAGTGTAATTAGGCGGCGGAGTAAGTGGCATCGGGATTGAGAATCAGCAATGATTTCCTATGCCTCGTTAAGCACTGAAAAGCCCGAGCTGGATCGAGAATCGGTTTGCTCTCTGAAGTCGCAAAAGTAACACTCTCGAATGTTTGACCACGCACTTCGTCAATACAGTAACAAAGCAGGCCGTGAGAACTAAGCAACTCACCTACTTCTCTCTCAAAGAATATGATTGTATCACGTGGATCTACCTCGTAGATACCTCTGATTTGCACTAGATCCTCCCCCTCCGCGGTGATGTCAAAGTTCAACTCACGTAGCAGCTGAGCTGTGCACTTACCGAAACGATGACTCTCAGTCTTGATGAAATGTGGAGTTAGGATCTTGCCTGGCCCCCCTTGTATTGGGTCTGCAAAGAGCGCGAATGCCTTGAGGGGCTCAACTGCCTCAAGGTACTCGTCAACCAAAGTGAAACTGCACGTTGCGGAAAAACCCGATGCGCTATGAATCCACTTGCCTGTTATGTGAGGCTGATCAGCTTTACCATAGGTGCACGCTTCAAAACGTCTGTCAGCTCTGATGATATCTCTAATAACACTGGACTTACCTGCACCTGGCACAGAATGGATAACAACTGGAATGCTTAGATCACTACGAACACGCTTGAAA